GGAATAATGATGATTTTATATTAAGACTATGGTTATGGACAGGATATAATCTAAAATGGGCAGAACAATTTATATTTGGTCCAATAGTGGTTATATGTACTAATGGATTATATCATGGAGCTTGGAAAATAAAAGGAATGTCAAAGAAAAACTGGTCTACTAAAGCACAGTTATCTTCTATTGATATTACTAATGCTATTGAAGCATTTAATAAATTACCAGAAGTATTAGAACCTATGGCTAGAACAACAGTATCTGCTGATAATGTAAAACATTTGTTTGAAAATACAATAGCTCAAATTAAAGATGAGATATATCCAAGAGTATCTGATTACCGAATGAGAGAATTATCTACTCATTGGGATATGTATAAAAACAGATATGGTTCTAATTTATGGGCAGTATATCAAACAGCTACTCATTGGGCATCACACCCTGAAGGTAGAGGATTGAAAGACAATAAGATTAGAACACGATCAGAACAAGTATCTGGTATGTTAGAATCAAATGATTGGAATACTTTACTTGCAGCGTAAAACAGTCTATTTTCTATAAATGGACTACGCTTTAGGTAAAAATTTCTATGAACAACTAATTCCCCAGTTCGTTCAAAGAAGGAAAGAGCTGGGAATTACTCAATCTACGCTAGATAATGATATGAATATAGCGAGAGGTTTAGTATCTAAATGGGAAGTAGGTATCAGAAAACCATCTGGATTTCTATTTTGTTGTTGGGCAGAAGCATTAGATTGTGAGATAATATTAAAACCAAAGGAAAATAAATGACCGAAAAATTTAATCCTCATTATTATAAATCTTATCCCATACAAGTAGCTGACGCTATTACAAGTTGGAGATTAGATTTTTGCGAAGGCAACATAGTAAAGTATGTTGTAAGACACAAAGAGAAAAATGGTAAAGAAGATTTATTGAAAGCTGTTTGGTATTTAAATAAATTACTAGGAGTTGAATATGGCACAAACATTCAAGAACATATTAAGGTCCTTGAAGATGACCAGATCAACAGTTCGAACCGAAGATCCAATGGCTGTGATGAGAAAACGCAAAGCATGGATCACAAGATTAGCTTATAAATATTTTACTATAGAACAAGCAGTAGCTTTTGATAAATTATATAATAGTAAATATGTTTTAGATAATAGAGAAGTGAAACATGTTGTTAAGTTATTGATAACAAAGTATAAACAGGAAAGGAAACAATGGCTAGAAAGAAGAAGATATTAAGAAGTTCAACCCATTTTACTATCCATGAGAATAAGGATCGAAATGATTTGGTAGGTCTTGGAGGTACTGACGCTATAAAAATAGTGGAAGGTAAATGGAAAGAATTATTTGAATTAAAATTAGGTAAAAAAGAATTTCCTAATTTAGATAATGTCTTACCAGTACAAATGGGATTACACACTGAAGAAATGAACCGAACATGGTTTATAAAACAAACTGGTATAAATGTTTTAAAACCAGATATTATTACTTCAAATGAAGTTCCATTTTTATATGCAAGTGTAGATGGAATAACAGAAGATGGCTGCATATTTGAAGCAAAGCATGTCAGTCCATTTACAGTCAAAGATGTAGTAGAAAAATACTATCCTCAAATACAACATTACTTAATGGTAACAAGATTTGAGAAAGCATACTTGTCTGTATTTGTAGGTAATAGTATGCATAAAATCTTTGAGATAGATAAAGATGATAAATTTATATTTAAATTATTATATGCAGAATCTTATTTCTGGAATTTTGTAGAAACAAATATTGAACCACCTGATTATGTGGATTTCAATTCATTAACATATGGAGAACATAATGAATTTACCTTACCCAAACCAAGCTGGATATCGGAAACAATCCACTAGCAAGGAAGCAGCAGAAGATATAAACAAAAAACTGCCACATTTGAGGGATAAAGTTCTTCAAGTTATACAAAATAAAGGCAAGTATGGAGCTACACCAGAAGAAGTAGCATCATTACTTAATATAACTATTCTTTCGGTAAGACCGAGATTTACTGAGCTTAAATTGAGTAATCATATTTTAGATTCAGGAGAAAAAAGAAAGAATGAATTTAATAAAAACATTATCGTATGGAGGTATAATGACGAAAGAGAAAACAAATCCGAATAAAAATATTTGGGATAAATTAAAACAAACTGATCCTAGATTTACTAAAAGAGTAAATAAAGGATTTGGAGAAATAACTACTATTGATCCAATGTATCAGATAATGAAAATGACCGAAGTATTTGGTCCAGTTGGAAAAGGTTGGGCGTATGATGTTACTTATAATTATACTGACCAATTAGTTTTTGCTGAAGTAAAAGTTACTTGGCAAGAAGAAGATACTTGGTACAGATATGGACCAATATGTTCAGTTCAAAAACTGTATAGAAAAACTGGAGCATTAGATGATGAAGCTCCTAAGAAAGCATTTACTGATGCATTAACAAAAGCGTTTAGTCATTTAGGATTAAGTGCTGATGTATTCTTAGGATTATTTGATAACAGTAAATATATTGAAAAAGTAAAAGAAGATTTAGGTATTGCTGATAATTCAAAAGTTAGAGTAGTAAAACCTAATACTGCATGAGGCTGACACTCCTAAATAAAAGGTAGGTGTCATGCTCTTGTCAGCTCTCATTCATGTGGGAGTATGACACCGATAAACGAAAGGATAAATCATGGGTTACAGAAAAGTTGCTAGAGGTCATTATGTGGCTACAATTCCAAGAACATTTAACAATGATATTGTTATACACTTGGTTAAAAATAATAGAGCTACTAGCTATACTGGTACTGACAGGTGGCAAGTAATCGTTGATGATAGTCTTGTTAAAATAGGAGGTAAAAAAGAAATAGGAGTTTATAGTTCTTATTCTTTAGCAAAGAAACATGCTAAGATTTATGTGGAGGACAGACTATTGGAGTTTGTAGAAAAACAATTAGAAATGATTGACAAACCAAAGAAACGAAAGGAACAAGATGTATAGATGGTTACAAGATTCTATTTGGGATTCTGTTATGATTAATTATGATGGATATACTCAATCAGAAATATCTTATAATGTTTATAAAGGAATACCATACTGGAAAAGAATTATATTTGGATTCTTTTTTGGTAGAAATGTTGTAGATGAAATCATTGATGAAGCTGTATCAGAACGAACAGCAGATTTGAGGTAAGTATGACTAAAATATATGTTGAAGGTTATATTGAATTAAATGATAGTAAAAGAAGTAGAGTAAAATTTAATTGTAGTACAGAAGAAGGTTTTTGGAATCAATGGGGAAATACTACAGAAGCATTAGGTAAAACTGTAGATATAACTACTAAGATTCAAGAAGCTATTAATGATTCTGATATAGTATATGATTTACAAATAGGCGAAACTTCGTGAAATGGGAAGCACGATTAATTAAATGTAAAATAGAATTAGATAAGGTTGCTTTAAGAGAACCTATAACAGTTCAACAAGTTAAAGTAAGAATGTTATGGGAACGAGTAAGTAATATTCTACGAACAAGATATAATAGATGGGAGTAATTATGAATCATTTATGTGCTACATTATTAATTCTATGTAATACAACAGTAAATATGTTGTTTGATGATAAAAGAAATGATTTTGTACAAGAGATTTCTACTTGTGCAATAGAATATAATGCATATTTTACTGAACCACAAAATAGAATACCAGTACCATTAGTAGTTGCAATATCTGCACACGAAACTGGTTGGGGAGAAAGTAGATTTGCAAAAGAAGCAAATAATTATTTTGGAATTAAAACAGATTCTGATGATTCAGATATGTATATAGTTCCAAAGAATAATCCTAATGTTAAACTATCTAAATACTATACAGTATGTGAATCAGTTTATGCTTTTATGGATTTATTAATATTTGATACAAGAAGATATCAAGATTTTGTAAATGAGTTACATAATCAATGGTTCTTGGAAGAAATTAATTATGAAAAGTTAATCTATACTTTGCATAGATATTCTGATGATCCTAAATGGGAGAATCAAGTGCTTAAAATAATTAATAGATTGGAGATAAAATGATTAATAAAGTAATGTTAATTGGTAGAGTAGGTTCTGAACCTGAGGTTAAAGTAACTACAAAGAATGAAAAGTTTGCTAAGTTATCTTTAGCTACCAGTAAAAAATATAAATCTGGTGGTATAAATCAGGAAAAAACTGCTTGGCATATGATTAAAGTATTTGATCCTAGACTAGCAGAAAATGTTGAGAAGTATGTACACAAAGGTACTATGCTGTATATCGAAGGAGAAATAGATTACAGTAAATATACTGATGATAGTGGTACTACGAAAACATTTACAGAAATATTAGTACCAAAATTTAGTGGTGTAATTCGTATGGTTGGTGGCAAATCAGAAGCGCCTGTTAAAGCAGAAGCTGTATCTGATGAGGACATGAATCAAGACAAAGTAGATATACCATTTTAAAGAACATTCTACTAAAAACGAAGGTAGCTCCTCACAAGCTAATATAATGGCGACTAACATAAATTATATAGTAGAACTAGGGAGTAAAGAATTTGACATCAATAGGTGTGAAAATCATCCGTTGTATATTGAATACTGTTCTTTACTCCCCCATGGTTTTAAAGAACACTTCTACTGAACTATACTGAGATAGCTACTCAGAGGTATTATACTGCCTATAGAGAAAGTATATAGTAGAAGATAGGGAGTAAGTATGACCTTTTGATGAGGGAAATTTACTCCCCCAATGGTTTCCCATTATGCAGATGGGGATAGCGTATGGCTGAATAATGTCTGCCTTTTAAACAGGGCATAAGGTACACTAAAGAGGAAGTATGGTCAAATGACTGAGGTAATCGGAGGTGGTATTGGAAGTAGCGTAAGGCGAGGAAACTTGACTGTTCGTGAAAAGATTGAGGGTGATCACAAGCTAATCCCTCTACGCACTTAATTAATGAGGAATACAATGTTATATTTAGATCAAGAAGATATTAGAATATTAAAAGGTATAGTAAAATTACATAAAAATAGTAATATACAATATGTTAATGTAACTAAAAAAGGTGGTCTATTAGATTGGGCATCTGCTGTATGTAATTTTTATGGTATTAATCTTGATAGTTTTCTATCTAATAAAAGAGATAGAGATTTAGTATATGCAAGGAGAGATTTTGTACATTTAGTATCTAGATTTACTCCTCATACTTGTACATCTATAGCTAGATTTATGAAAAGAGATCATACATCTGTAATATATCATAGAAAATGTAAACCAATACATGTAGATGAAATAAAATTGGCAGTACAAAAAGTCGCTTAATCGTAAGATTATCCTTCTTTATACTGTTCAATAAGGGGGTTATGAGCTGAAATCTGCGTAACCCCCTATTTTTAATCCATACAGAGAGTTTTTATATTTTGAGGTAGATTATACTACCGAAATGGCTTTTAGCCATTGTCCTTCCATTTTTGAGCTATTTTTTCGCCACTTCTACCAGCTATATAGCCTCCGACACCAATAGTAAGTAAATTCCACATAGGATCAGGAATACTTAACGAAAGGCTCGTACCGAATATTGCATTAGCAAAAGGAGCAATAATATAATTGTTAGCGATAACAATAATACAAATCCACATAAGAGCTGGACGCCAAGTAGCAGTAAGCCAATGCTTAGATTCAGCTTCTGCTTTAATGATATTAGATTTAGCGATAAGTTCTTCATGGTCTCCATTTATTAATTGTGAATTAAGCTCATGTTTAAGTTTTTCCTTCATGTCTTTATCAGGTATTGCTTTATCAACAATACCACCTATCATTTTAGCAAGTGGTCCTACTGTAGCTAATAATGGTAAAGGCATTAGTTAAATATGTTATTAATTAGAGCAAAGATTAATATACCAACAAAAATAACAATAAATATTTTTACTGATTTTTTTAATCCTTTCCAAGTATCTTTTACTTTATTCCAAAGTTCCATCTTCTTCTCCTTCATCTATATCTTCATCAGCATCATAGTCCTCATCTTCATCATTTTCAACACCTAATATATTCTCTATTTCCTCTATTCTTTCTTTTAAATCTTCCAATGTTTCCATCATTTTAGCTATTTTATCAGGCATATTCCTTCTCCAATCTATTCATACTAATAAAGTTACTTTCTTGTATATGGCTATTCCATATGTGAAGCTCAACAATTCCCCAGCTCCAGCCAGTCATATTAAGTTTCGCATATTCTTCTACATGATTAAAGGGTAAGCTGCAACCGACATTGATAATTCTAACGAATTGTGAGTTGCCAATTTTGGGAGCTTTCCAATCTCTATGTTTGTGTGTATGCCCAAAAACAAGGTCATGTACCGAATCATTAGCTATTTGTATCTCAGCATTTTTACCCCCATATTCTCTACCCATTATATTTAAAGGAGCATGAACAAATCCTACCCCACCAATAAAGAAAAATTCCCCATATTCTGTAGTTGTCCACCCATTTTTATGGTAACTATCATATAGAGCTTTTTTCATTAGACCTTGTATTTCAGGTATCTTTTCTTCAAATTTATGTACACGCATTTCATGGTTACCTATTGTACAATGTCTAGGAATAGATGGATTACCAAGAGCTTTATTAAATTTTTGTATACCACTGCGTAGACTTTCTATGTCTACCATAAAAGCATCTTTTAACTTACCTTGTTGAGTATCATTACCTTGAAAAAAAGATAAACTATCAAAGCTACCAAAATCTCCTATTTGAATTATATAATCTGGTTTAGTTTTTTTTGCGTACTTGCCAATCCAAGTTAGTCTGTCCTGAGGTATCTTTGGAGAATCATGTATATCTCCAATGACTAGGACTTTGTGTCCTTGAAATTTCATAAGTTTTTATAAACTATTAATAATGTAGTTGTCTAGGAAGCTATACTATTGAACGCTTTTATAGGAAAAGATTCAAATTCTATACAATGAGCATCAGTAACTAATGTTGCTTTATAAGAATCTGGTTTAGTATTATAAATATTTAAATAACCACTTAATGCTTCCATACATTTATGTTCAGTTTTATATGCAATAGTTTGATACTTAACAGAAGGCATATTTGGTGCTGACATAAATATTACCATCAACCATATTTTAATCATATGAATATGATGAAGAATTATCTGTACCATTTTGTAATAATTCAAATATTTCTTTATGTTGTTTCATTATTTTCTT